ACTACTGCTCCGAGTGCCCCCAGAACGAGTGGGGATCAGCTGGGGGCGGCTCCAAGGGCAAGGCCTGTACGAACAGCCGTCGCCTCTGGCTGCTCCCGGCCTCCGTGGTGAACTCCCCCGACAAGGTGCGGGTGACGGACTTCCTCCAGTGCGACATGCCGGCTACGTCGATCAAGAACTTCAGCAAGTTCGCCAACGACTGCGCAGCCAGCGGGAACGCGATGTTCCAGTTCATCGTGGAAATGTCGGTCAAGCCCCACCCGACCTCTCTGTTCCAGGTCCACTTCAAGGCGATGGAGCAGATCAAGGACGAGGCTATCCTGGAAGCTCTGGCCAACCGGAACTGGCGCCACGAGCAGGAGCCCTTCCCGGTGTACCCCACCAAGGAGGAACTGGCCGAGCGCGCCGCCGGTGGTTCCAACAAGTACTGAACCCTCGCTCAACCTTCTTCCCACGAATACACGGGGAACTGTTGAGGGTTGACCTGGGCATGCCTAGAAAAGGCCCACCACACTTCTTTTATCTAGGACATCATGGAAACTTTCATCCAACCGAAGATCACTGGATACCGTCAATTGACAGAGGCAGAGGTTGCCCTCATGAACGAGGGCAAAGCCTTGGCCGAAGCCTGCGGCGCATACGTTAAGAAGTTGCGCCAACACGACGGAACCGTGCGCGATGAGGCAACCCCGGATGAGGTCAAGGCAGCGCTGATGCTCGACCAGCGCTGGATCAGCATCGGGTCTACGCAACTCCAGCAAGGGTTCATGGCCATCATTCGCGGGATCGCCCAACCGACTACCTTCTGATCGCAGTAGGGGGGCGACCCCCCAGGTGTAAGCGGTGGGTATCCTGGCCACAATAACTGCCGCAGCTAGAGTTTGGACTCATGTGCTCCGCACCCTCCACCCAAATGATCTAGCCGACTGGCCCCCGTAAGGGGCCATTTTCTACTTCTGGAGACCAAATGAGTGATCCCACCACGCTAGACTTTGAGACAGAAGCTATTGAGGACGGGTCAGGTCGATCCCCCAAGCCTGTAGGGTTAGCCTTCTGGATACCTGGGGAAGAGCCCAAGTACATGTCCTGGGGCCACCCTGATGGGAACAACTGCCAAGAATATGAAGCGAAGCAAGAAGCATACCGCCTCTGGGACAAAGGTGTATTGTTTCACCACGGAAAGTTTGACATCGGTGTGGCCCGAGAGCATTGGGGCTTCGGCATCCCCAAGAAGTGGGACGACACGATGTACCAAATCTACCTACACAATCCACTCGCCAAGACTGTCTCCCTTAAGCCATCCGCCCAAACCCTGCTGGGGATGCCCCCCGACGAGCAGGATGCCGTGGCCGACTACGTGATGGCGGCGGGTTACACAAAGGCACGCTCGAAGGCTGGTGCCTTTATCTGTAAAGTCCCAGCTCAGATTGTGGGTCCATACGCTATCGGTGACGTCGTTCGCACTCGTGGACTCCATGACCTTCTCTACACCGAGATTCAAGAGAAGCTGTGGGACAAAGCCTATGAGCGGGAAATCGCGTTGGCACCTATCCTCATGGACATGGAGCGACGAGGCGTGCGAATTGATCGAACCAAGCTCTGGTTCGACATCCAACTCTATGAGGTGTTCTTCGATCAAGTAACGGAGTTCATACATAAGCGGATTGGGTCTGTCTTCAACGTAGACTCAGGCACGGGGTTAGCCAGGGCACTGATCAACTCCCCCCTAGTCGACAAGACACGGCTCGGTCGGACCCCGACAGGGCGAATCTCCACGGCCCGCTCAAGCCTAGAAGCCGCTGTACAGGACCCACAGTTGCTCGCCGCGCTCCGGTATCGGGGAGCACTGAAGACCTTGCTAGGGACGTTCATGCGGCCCTGGTATGAGATGTCAGCGGCAGACGGTCATCTTCACCCCTCCTGGAATCAGGTCAGAGGCGACGAGTATGGAACCCGCACCGGTCGCCTCTCCTGTTCTGCCCCCAACCTCCAGAACGTGCCCACTGAATTCGAGGATGTAGACATTGAGGGCTACCCCCCAATGATCTTCATGCGTAGGTACATCCTGCCCGATGAGGACCAGATCATCCTCGGGGCCGACTACAACGGTCAGGAAATGCGGCTTCTGGCCCACTTCGCAGAGGGTCGGGCGGCAGAGATTTACCGCACCAATCCACGTGCGGATTTCCACGAGATTGCTCGGGACATCCTCCACGACGAGGCTGGACTCGACCTGAAGCGCAAGATGGTCAAGATCGTCGGCTTCAGCCTCATCTACGGGGCAGGGGTGCCTAACCTAGCTGGCCAACTCAAGATGGAGGACGACATTGGGGCCGTCCGACGCATCCGAGACAACTACCTCAGGTCCATCCCAGGGCTCAAGGAGTTCATCGATGACGTGACATCCCGCCCAGGAGTGCGTACCTGGGGCGGTAGGTGGATACCCGTCGACAAGCCAGAAGGAACCAACTGGGACTTCAGCTACAAGCTGGCGAACCACCTCATACAGGGGTCCGCCGCCGACCAGACGAAGGCTTCCATCGTCAAATACCACACTATGGGTGCCACGGCCCGGTTCCTGATGACGGTACACGACGAGAACGTGACCTCATCCCCCATAGAGGACTTGAAGGAGAACAAGGAAATACTGACGAGCGCAATGGAAGACCTGGAAGGATTCGATGTCCCCTTCGTCGCTGAGGTGGAGACAGGTTACAACTGGCATGAAATGAGCCCATATCGTGAATAAGCCAACCCGCTGGTCCTACTCCAGCATCTCCACCTACGAGTCCTGCCCCGCCAAGTGGAAGTACTCATACGTTGATCAGCTTCCCTACAAGGCGAGCGCCGCCATGGAGCGGGGGAGCAGGCTACACCTGGACTGCGAGAAGTTCCTCAAGACATCCTCCCATGTCCTCCCCTGGGAACTGTCGAAGATGGGCCCCCGCCTCATGGATCTGAAGATGAAGGGCGCCGTCTCAGAGGAAACCTGGTGCCTCGACGACAAGTGGAAGCCCGACATGGTTAACCCTTGGGTTAAAGCCATCGTGGACGTTCACTGGCTAGAGGGCAACACCGTGCTACACGTCCGAGACTTCAAGTCAGGGCGGGAGTACCCCGACCACCGGGACCAGCTGGAGCTCTATGCCCTCATTGGACTATGTCGGTTCCCCGACGTCAAGCGGGCCGAGTATGGCGCCATTTACCTCGACACCGGCCACGTCTCCAATGAGGGGGCCGTCATCCGGGGAGACATGATGGACAAGAAGGTCCAATCCTGGCACGACAGAGCTATCCGCATCTTCGCCGACAACGACTACCTGCCCAATCCGGGCGGGGCTTGCCGTTGGTGCGACTACGCCGCAAGCAAGGGGGGCCCATGTCCAGCCGCTTAGAACGTGAGATCCAAGAGGGTGTCACTATATGGGCAAACTACGAAGGCCTGATCTCAATTAGAATAAACGTAGTGGGCCGGAAGGGGTGGCCTGACTATGGTTATCTGTACAGGGGCCGCATCTGCTTCATCGAGTTCAAAAGACCCGGTGAGAAGCCAACGCCCCTACAAGCCCACGTTCACGAAGAACTGAGAAAAGCAGGGGCCTGCGTGTTCGTAGTGGACAACGAGGACTATGGGATCACTCTTTTGGAAGAATGGACGTACAATGTTGATAAAGAATTGGAGAGACTTCGCCAGGGTAACAGTGGAAACTCACGACCTGGACCCCACCTATGACTTCCTCTACCGTGCCCGGATGGAGCTAGGCAACGACTGGGCCAACAGATTCTCGGTCCACTATCTTTGCTTCTACGACATGGGAGGGGCGCTGGCGGCGGCTCGGGACACAGGAGAGACTGACTTTTGGAGCTACGTGCTGGACAACTATACCGCATTTCCCAGGGGTACAGAGCGACGCCATACCAGGGGTGAGCTCGGTCTGCGCTACGTCACGGAGTTGTCCAAGAAGGGCACCCCCCGAGACACCATGAAAGCGATGTACTCTCCCAGCTACACCGGTCTGGTGAGCGTCTTCAACTCCCACTTCAAGGGGTGCGGATTCGGGCCATACTTCATCTGGAAGGTCATGGATTTCCAAGATCGCGTCTTTGAGCGACCGATCAGCCTCACTCGGGCCGAGGCAGAACGCCACTGCCCTGACGAGCCTCGCAAGTGCGCCAAGGCCCTCTGGCCTGAGTTCAAGTTCGGTTACGTCATGGAGAGCATCGCTTACAATATCCGTGATATGGTCGCCCCAGGGGCTCCCGACCGCAAGTGTGGACTCCCAGAAGCGGAGACCATCCTGTGTATGCTCAAAGGTTGGGGGATCACCAAGACCCACACCATTGGCGACGACGTTGACTCCAAGTGGGAGCAACTACGCAAGTTCCCTGAGTTCCACAAGTATCTGCCCACCAAACAAGATTGGAGCAAGTATGAGCGTCCCGCAGACCTGGACCCCGCGACCATATCAAGAGACCTCGCTGGAGTGGCTTATTGAGAAGCCCCGATGGACAATTACAAGCTCCCAGCCAATACCAAGACTCCGCGAACTGGAGACGAAATATTTGTATTGGTAATCGAGCAGCTGCGCATTAGGGTGCGACCGGAAGAGGACTGCCTACTGTGGACGGGTAGGTTGACCGAAAACGGGTACGGCATACTAAACGGTGTCAACTCTAATAGCTACGTTCATTGGAGAGCCCACATAGCTGCTTATCAGATTTACAAAGGAGAAGTGCCCAAAGGGTTGTTCGTGTGCCACTCTTGTGACCGCCCCTCCTGCGTAAATCCCGACCATCTTTGGCTTGGAACGAACCGAGATAATCAACTCGACGCCTCTAAAAAGGGCATATCTAACCGCTATTGGACCCCAGAAAGGTGTAGGCAACAATCAGAGAATTACTCAGGCGAGAAAAATCCCATGTACGGAACTAAGGGTGAGCTTGCCCCCTGCTACGGCAGGACGGGCGATAAGCATCCCATGTTCGGTAAAACTCATTCTGAGCAGATAAAGGCGCAAATAGCCGAATCTGTTCGCAAAAACCGATGGAACCAATCATGACTAAGGAGAACCCATCCAGGGTTGAGCCTAGTCCGATAAGGTGGAATCCCAGGGCGTACCAGCTTACGTCCTTGGAGTGGCTTGTAGAAAAGCCCCACTGCGGACTATTGCTCGACCCTGGTTAGTTGGCCTGGGCAAGACCAGCACGACTCTGGCAGCTATCGACACTCTACACTCTGGGGGGCACATTCATCACGTGCTGGTGGTAGCCCCCCTGCGGGTCGCCAAAACAGTGTGGCCCGTCGAGGCGGAGAAGTGGGAGGACTTCTCCCACATGTCTATATGCGACCTAACAGAAATGACGCGTGAGGAACGCATCGAACGGTTGAAGGAGAAGCACCTTGTGTACGTCATCAATCCTGAGTCGCTCGTCCGCATCCTTGAGCTCGATCCGTGGGCGCTTGGTACGCCCTTTGACATGCTCGTCGTTGATGAGAGCACAAAGTTCAAAGGCACACAGACTCAGAGGTTCAAGGCGCTTAAGAAGCATCTACACAAGTTTGCACGACGAGTCATCCTCACTGGTACCCCCGCACCAAATGGTCTTGCTGACCTCTTTGGCCAGATGTTCGTTTGCGACATGGGCACGAGCCTGGGGAAGTTCATCACACACTTCCGGCAGAGGTATATGTATCAAAGCCACGATGGTTTCTCCTGGCTCCTATCGCCGGGGGCAGAACACAGCATATACGAGAGAGTCAGACCCAAGCTACTGAGAATGATGGCAGTAGACCACCTTGAGATGCCGGAGCTCATCAATAACTACATTGAGATCGAGTTGTCCCCCCCGGTACTGAAGCAGTACAAGATTCTGGAGCGGGACTTTATCCTGAAGCTACAGGACGAAACGGTGGCGGTGTTCAACACGGCGGCTCTGGGGGTCAAGCTCCGGCAGGTAGCCAACGGGTTCATCTACGATGAGGACCACATCGCTATCCACATCCATGACGAGAAGCTGAAGGCTCTGGAGGAACTGGTGGAGGAAATGCAGGGTCGGCCCTTGCTCATCTGCTACGAATTCATCGAGGACGCAGCCCGCATCCTGAACCACTTCCCCATCGCCATCAACATCAGCGATAGCAATAACGTCACGGATACCATCCGTCGCTTCAACGAGGGTAAGGTGCCCATTATGATCGGCCACCCGAAGTCGATGGGCCACGGCCTGAATCTCCAAGAGGCGTGTAAGGACATCTGCTGGTACGGCATCACGTGGGACCTGGAGCTTTACCAGCAGGCCATCGCCCGCGTCTGGCGCCAGGGCCAGCCCTCGCCGGTGGTCTCGTGTCACCATATCGTGGCGAAGAGCACCAAAGACGTGGACGTGGTCAAGACGCTCGCTGATAAGGATGCCACCCAGAACAGGCTAAATCTCGCCCTGAAGACGATGCCCGAGCTATAATAGAAGCTCCCCACCCCTTTGGAGAACGTATGTCCGTTGAACTGATTTACCCAGGGCGTGACACCGCTACGCTGGTGAAAACCCTCAGCAATGACTGGCTCATTACTGGCCCCATCCGAGCTTGTATCTTCCTCTCCAACGCATGGCACCTGCTGGAGCCCCAAGCTTTGACCAAGACCAAGGCCACCGGAGGGAAGGGGACACTTCACTACACGCTGAACGGCGCCAACGTGTTCGGCCCCAACGACCTGTGCCATCCGTGGTCCCAATGGGCGATCCAGAATGACGCCAACTATTCGTGGCTCGTGTTCTTCGCCCAGGACATGTGTACGGAGTACCTCATCCGGTTCCCTCATCTGACTCGGCACGGCATAAGCCGTATGCTCGCCGCCTTGGAAAACATGCCCGAGTCCACCCCTGAGGGGGAGTGGACGGAGCCATCGTTCGCCGCTGAAGTGGAGTACTCCGCATGAGAACCTCCGTCACACTTAAGCTGAAGTACCAGGACCTTACCCTAACACTTCCACCAGGCGTCGAGGCGGACCCAAAGCTGCTTGATGGGGGCCACCCGCTGTACTACTGCTTCAAGAACCCCCACCAGACCGAGGCGTACCTGAATTGCGTCACAGAGCTTCTGGAGGAATTGCCGAAGGGTATGGACGTCATCGAGCTATGTGGCGGCATCGGCCTAGTGGCGGCATGCGTCCAGCCGTTGATCCAGGCCCGCCGGTGGTACTCCATTGAGCTCGACCCGGCGTGCTCTCCTGTGTTTCTTGAGCAACCCGCAGTGTTCCCCAAGCTGGAGGATATGTACACTCCCAGGGATTACTCTTTGTATGACTTGATCATCTGCGAGTTCTCCGACAATACCCTCCCCAAGATGTGGCGGGACAAGCGCAAGAAGAAGCTGATGGACGACATCGTGGCCAGCGAGCCTAGCTACATCTACATCGCTGACGTCGGCTCCTATTGGTGCCATCTGGAGAACCACACGGCTGCTTACAAGGAATTCTTCCCTGAGAAGCCCACGCCTCAGAATTACCACGAATACTTTGACATGTACATGAATCTACAGTACGGGTACAAGGTGACCAAATGGCGTCGTGGGGGCGGGGCATCTTACTTCCTTTTGGAGAAGGCATGAGCGGGCACAAGATCATCAAAATACACGGTTGTTCGGGGGCGGGCAAGACCACCGCCGTTCGCCAATTCATGTTGCGGTACGATGCCCAGCCGTTCGGCCCCAACACGGACAAACCCGAAGCCTACATTTGCGGCGGATTGGAGAGAACATATGTCCTGGGTTCCTACGAGAACACCTGTGGAGGAATGGATACTGTCGGCTCCGCAGCCGAGGTTATGGCCTTGCTCGATAAATATGCGGGGCTCGGAAACGTCATATTTGAGGGTCTACTCCAGAGCACATACTACGGAGCGATGGGTGCACATTCCCGCCGTTGGGGCGACGATTACATCTATGCCTTCCTCGACACGCCCATTGAAACCTGTCTGGAAAGAGTTGTTGCGCGTAGGGCGGCGTCTGGGCGCAACAATAAGTTCAATCCTCAGCTGACGAGGGACAAGCACGCTACCATCGAGGCACTGAGGAAGAAGCTTCAGAACGGGAACCAGATGGGATTCCGCCACCAGGTGGTGGTTCTCAAACACGACGGCGACATGGCCGCCCAAATCAAGGAGCTACTGAAATGAGCCACGGAAGCTGTATCATCACGGGGTGTGAGTTCCTCGACGTGGTCAACAAGCGTTGGATCCACGGCGACCTTCACCAGCTAGTAGACATCTTAATCTTCAACGCCAAGGGGTGCGGGTGGTTAGACTGCGTCGACTCTCCCCTTGACCCAGAAGCCAAGATGGTCCGATGTGAAGTGTACTTTGAGAAGAACGAAATGCTGGTGTTTCCCCTCGCCATGTCTGCTTTCAACGACGTGGCCCATAAGTACCTTATAGATACCATCCGCAAGGAGGAAAAGCAGATCATCACTTTCGGGAAGGGACACTAATGAGCTACAGACCAGGGTATTTCACCGAGCCTTGCCGCGCTTGGTTCGGCAAGAATTGGAACCCACATGCCGTGTGGACCTCTACGGCCCGACGGGCTACGCGCACGTCCGCTGACGGGGACAACATGAATATCAAAGTTAAGTCCGTGGCTAACTGGACGGCTACCAAGGCCAAATGATATGGCTGAGTTCGGGACCATTAAGACAAAGAGGGTCAGGATAACGGCCATGACCTTTGCCCGCTTGCTCAAGGAATTGAACGAGGGGGCCACCAACGTTGCCGATCTACACGAATCTACTGGTCTTGCCAAATCCACGCTGTACGAGTACATCCGCGAGTTACGCAAGGCTGGGCTAGTGTACGTGGCGGGCTTCGACAGGGCCGCCAATAACTGCCCCATGATCCCCCTGTACGCCTGGGGTCCGGGGGAGAAGGACAAGAAGGTCAAGCCCATTTCTGCGGCCGAAAAGGCTCGCAACTACAGGAGAAACAAACGTGATCGTGAAGTACTTGGACGACTTACTCTATTGGGTCAACGAGCGGGACCGGATGCGAATTCGCAAGAACGAGGGGGCACTGCCCTACTCCCAAGACCCGATCATGACCGAGACCAGGTGGTGCAACGTGAGGCGCGAGGATGACCGGGTAACCATCTGGATCCATGACAACTGGCTCAGTCGCAACGTGTACCCCGACACCATGGCCTTTGCCATGTGCGTCGCTCGAATGGTCAATTGGCCGGATACACTTGATGAACTGGGCTTCCCTTACACGTGGGATCCCGCTCACTTCGTCAAGACCCTGTCCGACCGCAAGCTTCGTGGTGACAAGGTCTGGACTTCGGCCTATATGGTCACAGGCGGATTTTCTGCAGGCGGCGAGAGCAAAGAGGTGATCATTGCTCGTGTGCTGGATGGGGCTCATTCTAGGCTCACCAATCCTAAGACCCGGATCACGTCAGACGACACACTGGAGTCGGCTTGGGGGAAGATACAGACACCCGGCATAGGATCGTTCCTCGCCGCCCAGGTAGTGGCCGATCTGAAGCATGTCCACCCTCTACTCCACGCCAAGGACTGGAACTACTGGTGTGCGGTCGGCCCCGGCTCCACGAAGGGATTGAACTTCCTCCACGACCGCCCGCAGGAGCACGTCATCAACCAAAAGGACTTCGTCAAGGAGGTGAGTGAGGTCAGGGAGCTACTCCGACATTCGGGGTGGGCACTCGATGCTCAGAACGTCCAGAACTGCCTCTGCGAGTTCCACAAGTTCATCAAGATCAAGTACCACGGGGGACGGGCCAAGTCCCGGTACCAATCGAATCCCATCGCCTTGACGTACCGCCCAAGGGTGGATCGATTAGAATAGGGGGTCGGACGGTTCCGACATACTGGAGATATCATGGAGACAGGACTCAAAGGCAACCTTCTTCCCGACAACGGGGGTGGGTTCGCGGACAACATCCTCAAGATGAAGAACATGCGCTGCGTCAACTGCGGTGGCGTCTTCACTAACGACAACACCTTTACCCGCCTCGGCTGGCGCGAGACTCAGATCAGCGGCTTCTGCGAGGTATGCTTTGATGAGATGTTCAGAGATGAGTAACCCACCCCGCCCCCTAAACAAGATCGCGGCAGAGATAGTGACGCTATGGAGGTACTCCCCGCCGTCCGTCAATGTCAGACGGTTCGCGCTGCCCTACGTTCGGGCCATGCTCGAACTGGAGTCCTGCTCCGACATGTACGGGATGGAGTACGGAGACATGATCGTCGCCCACGTTCTGAGCAACGCTGCCCACTGGCGGGGGGACGACGCCCGCCGCATCAAGGTCGAGCTCAAACTTCACCTGGAGAATTTCAATGCCATCTATCACCGCTCGTAACGTCAACGACGCCTACCATGAGGCACTTTGGCGGATGAAGATCATGGGGGAGGTATCAGACAGCCGCAACGGAAAGGTCATGCGTATGCCCGGCCCGATGGTCACGACCTATCGCCGCCCTACAGAGCGCATGTTGATGGACCCCATGCGGGACGCCAATCCCTTCTTCCACATCTTTGAGGGCATCTGGATGCTGGCGGGGAGGAACGACGTCAAGTGGATCAGTCAGTTCAACGCGAACATTGGTCAGTACTCCGACACCGCCGTCACGTTCGAGGGTGCCTACGGCCACCGCTGGCGTAACCACTGGGACGACGATCAGCTGGTATGGGTCATCGAGCATCTGCGGAAGAACCCCAACTCCCGCCGTGCGGTCATGGCGATGTACGACCCCCAGACGGACCAACCCAATACTGACCACAACGGGCTGGACATCCCATGCAATACAGGCATCTACTTCGGGATCGCCGGGGGTGTCCTCAACATGACCGTGACGTGCCGCTCCAACGACATGATCTGGGGCTGCTACGGGGCCAACGCTGTTCACATGTCCATGCTACAAGAGTTCATTGCTAGCGCCCTCGGGATCAACGTGGGTAGGTACTACCAGTTCAGCAACGACTTCCACATCTACGAGCGTCACTTTGAGCTTCTGGAGTCTCCGGCGTACCCCGACCCCTACAGGACGAGTTTCCACCACGAGCCGCTGACCACCCAGCGCTACTGGAGCGGGGACGTTATCCAGTTTGAGCAGTGGCTGGACGCCCCCGACGACCAATATGATGCTCCGTACATCGTCCGGGTCGCCAACCCCATGTTGACGGCTTGGGTCGCCTACAAGAACAAGGACAAGGACAGGGCTCTGTACTACGCAGACCGCGTTCAGGACTCCGCCGTCAGGGCGGCGTGTATCGACTGGCTCGTCAGGAGGAAGTGGGCATGATCGACTTCAACAAGCTCTACCGGGCGGGGCGCGTCAAGCGGTACCATACCGCAGACGTACCGGCCCAGACCCTGGCTCAGCACTCCTGGGGGGTCGTCATGATCGTGGCGATGATCTACCCTCGGGGGGTGGGCTATATCGGGGTGCCCTCTAACCTGATCATGGCGGCCCTTACGCACGATCTGGCGGAGTCGGAAACGGGGGACATTCCGGCCACTACCAAGTGGGGCAGCGCCCGCATGTCGTCCGTCCTTGACGAGCTGGAGGCGAGCTTCAACCAACGGTACGACATCGACTACCAGTTGACCCCCAAAGAGCTGGACATCCTTAAATGGGCGGACACTTTCGAGCTTTGCCTGTATTGTCTACACCATGTCAATATGGGGAATGAGTACGCTGGCGAGATTCTCGGCAACGGACTGATGCACCTTCGCAAGAAGGATTTTCCAACCACCGAAGCAAAGGAACTATATGAGTCAATCTTCCGCTAATGACCGCCAGGTCGGGGGTTTTCACTACCAGACGAACGGGGAGCAACACTGGGACCGCGTGTACCGTATGTTCGGCCCCGGCTACTTCATCGGCTGTATCACGAAGTACGTGGAACGCTACCAGAGCAAGAACGGCTATGAAGACTTGCTCAAGGCCCAGCACTTCCTGGAGAAGCTCATCGAGCTTGAGGGGATGAAGCCTAAGAAGGAGGCTGATCCAGCAGAGCCCACTGGGTACGGCTATGTGAACCAGGACCAGGCTCGAATCCTCGGCTCACTAAACAATGCAAGCTACGCTGGCAGCCCCGTAGGCGAGCCGGAACCCGCGCCCGACCCGAGCTATAACCGACCCCCTGGAAGGCGATTCTAGGGCGGATTTAGAGCTTGCAGGAGCTAGGTAAGCTTCTTCCCCCGATACCCGGCTCCGTAGGCAACAAAAAGCGGCACCTTAGCCGCTCTAGTTTCAAAAATCGACGCGCTCGCGGGTACCGGGTCGCGTCGAGCCCCTTCCTAGCTATCCAAAAGCCACCTACTTAGACCCCTGCGCCGTCTATGGTGGGCCTTTCCCTTGGAGGCCCGCCATAGTTTCACTGCGGTGCCCACGGCATAGGCGCATAGCCCTATCTGAGCCAGCAGTAGTTCTGGGGGGGTATAGGGGTAGTCCAGCTTAGCTGGTATCCTCAAGAAGCAAGCTATGGCGACCGTGGACAACCCTACGCACTGCGATAGGTTGTCGTCAAAGTGCCTACTGAATACACCCCACGTAGCTAGCAACCCGGTTATGGTTAGACACAGTACAGAGAGAAGTCCGAGCGCCGTCATTACAGCCCCCATTTCGATAGTATCTTGTCCAGTCTACCCGTTAGGTCGAAGGCGTACAAGGCCTCGTAGCACTTCGATACGATAGCCATGCCGAATAGGCCCACTAAGAATCCTGTGAGCCCCGCGTCCGTACCCGCGGCAGAGGTCAGATACGGAGTAGCGTAAAAGGCACCTATGGACCCCCCAAATATGGAAGCCACTCGCTGAAGTAGTGTGCCGGTAATCCAGCCAAGGGCAACAAGACTCCCCAACGCGCCGGGGAGAATCTTGAATAGTTCCGGCGGCAAATCGTCTTGTCGCATTTTCTTATCCCCATATTTCTTCCATGGCCACTACGGCCAGCACCATTTCGAGAATCTGCTCGTCCTCATCCTGGTACAGCACCTTCCTGACTTTTGACCCTACAGGGCGCTTCTTGACCCACGCATCGTCTCCGCCCATATGGCCAACAATAGTCTGTCCGGGTACAAACCCAGACTGGGCGGCGGAGAAGGTTACGATATCGGACTGAGTACGCGACGGGGTGACGTCTACACCTGTTTCTGACTCACTAAAGGTAACAGTTTCAGTACGAGCACCGGGCTGGTCAGGGACGCCTGTCTGAGACGACGTAAAAGTTACTGTCTCAGTTCTATCAACTGATCCTGGATCAATGCCAGAACCCGTTTGAGAGGAGCTGAACGTTACAGTTTCAGTACGCGTTCCCGGCTGATCGGGTACCCCCGTCTCAGACTCGCTAAAAGTAACAGTTTCAGTACGCGCTCCTATATGATCAGGCACCCCTGTCTGGGACGACGAGAGGGTGACAGTATCGGATGCCTGCGAGTCGTTAGTGGCTGTTCCGGTTTCCGACTCACTAAAGGTTACAGTTTCAGTACGTGCCCCCGATTGATCGGGAATGCCTGTCTGGGAATGCGAAAGAGTAACAGTCTCAGTGCGGGAACCAGATTGATCGGGGATGCCCGTCTGAGAAGAGCTAAAGGTTACAGTTTCAGAACGAAGGGAGTCGGCTGGGCCGGAAGACTCTGGCACCCAGATTTTCTTTGGTTGAAACAGGGCCCACGGATTGCGTCCAAGAGTTTCGCACTCTTGTGGCGTAAGTACCCGAGACCAAATGACAAACAGGTAAACGGCCCCATTGCCGCCTATAGACGAAGTGCCGTCAGTTAAGATGAATGGAACTTCTGTATGCGTCCCTGACCCTATCAGGGCACCATTGAAGTAGCACCGCTGTTCGTTAACCTTGTGCGTCGCTATCAGCGTATGGGGATCATAGATGCTCGACGGGGGAGCAACGGCATTGACGTACCTCGGATTCCCCATCGGCCCGATGTAGATGTTTCCATCGGTGTACGGATAGTGCTGCGCACTGCTCGCATAACTCGGAAGCACCATTGGACCGCCATTGCCACTTGCGTCAGTGGTATTAGAACGAAGCAATACTAGTACAGTTGCTTCGCCTGTAGCAGCAAATATCGTGTTAAGCGTGGACGCGTCTGGGCGGTAGCCTTTACCGGCACCCGTACCCCCCATACTGGAGGTAAACGTACCCGTTACTGGGCCAAATAAGGAAGACCTACGCTCCAGACTTGGTGTGCCTGGAAAGTCTAATATGAATTGAGGGCCGTTTCTAAACTCATTAGGCGGGACAGCGGTAGTCCCGGGCATGTGTGCACTGAGTTGGAGCAAGCCTTGCGCATAGCTAGGCTTGACCTGAACGGCCGCAGGAGGCTGTAACTCCCAAAGTTTACGAACAAGCAACATTACACGACCCTACGCATCGTCGCACTTGCCAATATAAGCTGCACCAGACGCTGCGTTAGCCGCTGCGCACTTAACACACTACACCGAGTCGTAGCTGCGCGGGCGCCAAGCAAGCGTATTACCGCTAGCAGCCGTAGTGACGTTACCCCGATTACGGCAGCCAAATTTGAACTTACCTTGCGGTAATTCTATCTCGTCTTGGGCAGAAGACACCACGCGCTTTGCAGACGTACCTGACTTAATGGGAAGAAACGTCACAAAGTACCCCATATTCTCAGGAGCGTCAGATGTGGTGTTGCCTGTCCAATCTGGATAGTTGGTACCATCTACCGTTTCAATAATGTAGACCTCAAATCCAGCGTCCGACCCCGTAAAGGCGGCAGAGCCCAACGCTAGGTCAATGTCGGCAAAGGCATACTTGTTCGTCGTATTATCAATCTCATCAGAAAGATCGGTCCACTCATTGTCGGTGAGGGAGTCGATCTTCTGAGTAGCGCCCGTCCACGCTACAGCCTGTAGAGTGGCTAAGTACCCTGAGTTTTTTAGCGTGGTCATGGGGTGTCCTTACGGGCGAGCGAGCGCCTGTTGGATATTGACGTCCGTCATCTGTCCAAAAGCGGTGGCGTTCAGAGCGCCGGGAGTAGCCGTGGTACCTGTTCCGGTGCAATACAGCTGCTCCCCTTTGAGAGCAGGGCGGCGGTACAAGGCGTCAAGCGCATCGCGGGTGGCCTGGCCTTGGCCCCCGAGAGCACCAGAGAAGGTGTCCGCCAAGTAGTCGCGCTGGTCTTGGCGAGAGGGTCCGAAAGTCGAGGGATTGAGCACGTAGAACGTGGTCAACTGGTTCTTCTTGATGTCCGTCAGGGCTGCCACGGCAACGTAATTGGCTACGTTGCCGATCTGGAGAGTCTGCTCAGTCGACTTAAACACGATAAACGTAGAGTCCACGTTGTACCACGCCGCCATCTGGGTGTTTTGTCCATTCTGACGATAGATGACAAATTGCGGGTCCGTATTGGCGTTGATCGCCGCCTTGAGCGTGTCAAGCTGTGCGTTGGTGAGGTTCATGTCTTCTCCTTAGGCAGCGTTGAGGGTGTATACCACGTTCAAGGTCGAACCGTTGATAACCGCAACGGAGCCGCCCGAGAAGTCGCCCGCAGAGAACAGTACGCCGGTCGTGCTGTCCTTGGTAGTCGAGCCGCCGTTGTTGATAAAGCAGCCGAATACCGTACCCGACGAGGTGATCGCGAAGGCCTGGGTGCCGCTGTTGGACGACTTGCCCGACGGGGTGGACATCGTCACCGACTTGCGGTTGCCGGTGTACGTGGGAGCGTTGGCCAGTCCCTGCTCCAGCCAACCGGCGTGGGAAGCCTGGGTGTCGCCAGCGACGGCGGTGCCGGTGCCCTTCAGCCCCATGACGATAGACTGAGTATATGCCGACCCCTTCAAGTACTTGTCGAGGATGTCGTTCAGACCAACGTCCGTGACGATGTTCTCGGCGTGGTACGTGCCGTCAAGGATCTGGAACGGACGCATTTCCTCAGTCAGGCGAGCCTCTTCAGCAGAGTCGCCAGCCTCGATGGCCTTATTGCGGGCTTCGAACAGAGGCCAAAACTCGTCCAAGTGATCCGGGTGGGGGATCAGATGCTGAACTTCAAACTCTCCCTTGACGGGGCGATACACCTTCTGAACTTGGTTCATTTCAATTCCTTACAAAGTTGCGGAAACCATATTACCGTCTTCATCGCGGTTAATGGTCAAGGTTTTAACCTTGTCCCCCACCTTGATGTCTACAGATCGCGTCTGCCCATCTACTTTCTTGAACTCCAGAGTGAGCCTAGGCTTGGGCGGGGGCTTAGGCTCAACTTCCAGAGTCTCTACAGTTGCGACGGGTTCCGCCTCGGCCATTTCCTCAAGGGGAGACGGTGGCGGAGGGGGGCGACCCTGTCGCAGCATGTTACTGATGTCCGGCATGGCTTTAGGGGCCAGGAACCCCGAGTATACCGATTCGGCAACCACAGGTCTACGCTTTCCCGTCCGCAGTGCCGATACTGCGGCGGCTCCCCCTACGGAGTCTGCGTCAGGTAACGTGATCAAGTCAGTCTCCCCTCGCCCGAAGCATTTCAGACAACTTCTTGGCCTTAGCAGCTTTTTCCGCCTCCGTCATCGGGGCACCCTTGAAGAACTTGGCATTGTTCGGGGCCGACGCGGCGGCAGAGGTCGCCTGTGCCGAGCCCTCGTCATTCAGACCGGCCGCATCCTCGCGCTTACGCTGAGCCAATTTAAGGTTGATAGGGCTATCCATGTCGGCTCCTACTCTGATCGTTGAAGTGTGGTTGTGTCTACGGGGAACATATCCGATTGCTTGGGGGCATTGGCTTGGTCCAATAGCTTCTGGATCAGACCATTTACCTCACCAAATGGACGCTGCTGAAGCACCTTAAAGACGTAATCAGCTTCTTGTTCTGAAACTTTCCAGTAGATCATTAGAATGCCCCAAGCATGTGAACATAGGTAGAACCCGTACCATTCCCCGATACGTCAATTCTAAGCGTTCCGCTCACCACAGAAAGCGTAACTACCGGACTAGTGCTCCCTACAGTAGCAATTTGCGTATAGGCAACATCGGGAGAGGCCCCACCGCTTACGCGCAAAGCTACAAGCAAAAGCCTAGACCAGGCCACTCCGCTTGGGTCATGCGGACCACCGATAAGCAAAAGGGCTGATGTTAGCGCAGATGTGGGTACCGCAATTTGCGTATCGAACTGAACGCTAGCATTAAATCCGCCAATAAATTTGATTACAGGCGTGGCTGAGACTCCGTATATGGAGTGCGCCGTAAGTGTATTGAACGGTTTAGCAGCAGTGCCTAGATTAACCGTACCAGCAATACTGGGCGTTAGAGCATTCGAGAGGTACTCAAGGCCAGTAGTATTGGTTTCAAATACAAGGCCGCCAAGGCCGCGCGCCTTGAATACGTCTCCACTATTGCGACTAAGAACTACCCCAGGGGGCTCTTGGTTTGATGGGCTGCGGAAGATAATAGCAGAGGTGGCATTGGTAAGGGTTAGGGCTTCTGCGGCCGAGCTACTGTAGCCCTTAGCGGTGGCAATTCCGTTTGCATTAACTGAGAAAACGGTTGACCCGCCGTAGCTCACCCCCAATTGTGTAGAGTCGCGCCATAGGCCCGTTCCGGTGGCTGCGGCAAAGGATAGGCCAGGAGCACCTGAAGTGCCGTCAACAAGCTTGAACGGGAGGGTGGGGCCCAGAACGCCGTCGCGGGTCAGCACGTTATTCAGCTGAAGAGCGATGTCACCCATGGTCGGATTCGCCCAGTTCACGTCAATAACCGTGTCGTCCACTACCGGATTGCCGGCGGGTAGGGTGTAGTATCCAGATCCGTTACGGGGCATGATTAGTTCTCCTGAATGGCGTTGGAGCGGGTAGCCCCCCGCAAGGTCGCGTCCAACGCATTTTCCCAAGGCTGTAGCGCCCGCCCCAACCCGCGCTTGGCCTCGACCATCTTTAAGAACGCTTCAGGGTCCAGCAGAGCCTTATCTACTTGCTTCTGGGTAGCCTCGTTGAGTCCCTGGAACACGGAACCCAAGGCCCCGCGCAGACGCCAGATAGGGCTAGCGTTGAGAACGCTCGACGCCGCGCCCTCAGCCTCCCCCAGCCCTATGCTGGTACCCCCAGAAGACAACGAAGGCTTGTAAATCTCGTGCTGACGAAGCTGGTCCGCCAACAACCCTAGCTCATCGACCTTGGACGGGTCCATAAGCTGTACGTTGCCTTTACGGGATTCCTGGCCAATAGCCCTGCGGAGAGGGGCCGACTCCATCTTGGGGACCGCATCCACCCCCGCCCCCCCGTAGTATTGGGTAGTTGAGGGGAACCCGGTCTCATCTACAAACTTGCCTCTCAGGCGAGCCGCAGCCTCGGCAGCTTTCAACTGATCCATGGTCTGGCCATAGCCAGATTGGACGTTGGTGAACTGACCCTTGCTCCGATCGTCAGTGACCTCCTGGAGAACCTTCTGTACCTTGCGAATGGCCGTGGAGTCCCCCGCCTCTTGGCTCAGACGCCAGTTCAGTTGGGGGAGCACACCAAGGGTAGCCTCTGGGTTATCCAGGGCCGCCAGGGCATTGTCGATTTCCTTGCCCAGATTCGGATTGGCGATGACCTCGTTACCGTTGCGGATAGCCATCAACTCCTTGGCGACCCGCTCACGATTGGCCTGGCTCAGAGGGAGCTTGTCCATGAGCTCCTTGCCCTCGGACATGATATCCGTCACGCCCTTCTGGAGGGCAGGGACATCCTCCGCAGACTTGGTAGCCCCCTGGAGCACTTCCCAGGCCTTGCGGCTCACCGCCTCATCGTGGGGGGCGAAGTCCACGTTGCCACGGCTGCGAGCGCCACGCTCCAGCGCGCCCATCCGACCACTATCAGTCCTAGCTGCGGTGGTGCGGGGGAGCATACTTGGGGTGGGGTTCTCGACCTGACGAGTCACGTCTTCCAGGGCTTCCTTGCCCAGAGTGCGTTCCAGGGCCTTCAGCCCACGGGCAGAGGCGGCGCGCTCGCCGGGGGCCAGTTCACGCACAGTAGCGGTGGCCAACTTACCCGCCCCCTTCAGCGCCTTGGGGAGCACGGAGCCGGCAATGGCCCCAGTGACGCCCCCCTCCGTGGCGTTCTCCCCGATGGCCTTATCCTCAGGGCCAGCCAAGACATTGCTAGCGGCCCCCTCGGCAGCACCGCGAGCGGCCAGAGCCGCCCAACCACTAGGCGCGAGCTTCGACAGGATCGGGACCGCCTTGGCCAAGACCTTGCCGCCGAAGCCTACAGCCCCACCGATGGGGGCGGTAGCCAACCCTTCGCCCAAGACCTCGCCGGCAGTACCCCACCCGCCAAGGGCTTCCTTGTTCTTCGTCCAGTCCTTGCGCTCCTGGGATTCTTCAGGCGTACCCAGACCTATCAGGTGCTTCCCCCCCAGATAGATGTTCCGCGCACCGCCCCCAGTACCCACGAGCAGCTTCTCGTACCACGGCATTCCTTCGGCTAGATCGGGGGCTTCCCCGACAGGCGCTGCAGGCCCGGAATCGGCCCTAGAAACGCCCCGGAAGGGAAGGCCCGAGCTACCCCCCGCCGACCCCGGTGCAACGGCCCTAGGGGCTTCGTCAACTGGTGTAGCACCCTTGAACATATCAATCCTTCACGTAGGTCTTGCCGTCAGGCCCGACGAACCGAGTACCAGAGGGCAACTTGTCTACCTCAACCTGTGTGGTCACTTTTTGTGCAGCGCCGCGAGCGCCCATGTTGGCGTTGGGAAGCTCCCGGCCGGACCCAATTTCCAGCTGACGAGCCGCCGCTTGGCGAGCAGCGGCCTTCTGGTTGGCAATCTCTGAGGACTCCCCAGGCTGCGGGAAGTAGGTGCGGATTTCCTCGGCCATTTCCTCGTCACCGATGACGGCACCCGATTCCTTGCGCAGCTTGGCGCGGACCCAATCGCGCTGGGCCTGAAGCAACGCCTGCTGGTTCTTATCGAGCACGTAGGGCTGAACTGTCTTGCCCACCATTGGTACGCCGCCCACGGCCTTCTCGAACAGACCCATATCTCCCTTGGCCCCGATACTTTGGAGCGTCTTCTCTGCCTCGTTCATCCGGTTGAGGTAGCCAGCCGAGGACTTCTCACCCTCGGTAGTGGTGGCCGCCTTCGCAGCAGCCTCACGCTTAGCTGCGGCCTTCTCGGCGTCAGCCTCTTTCTTGGCCTCAAGGGCCAGCCGACGAAGCTCCTGGTTGCCAGCCGCAATCTGGGCCTGGAGAGCGCGCTGTTCCGCAGCCATCTGCTCACGAGACTGGCGGTCAAGATTGCGGTCTTCAAGTCGCATCTTGAGCTCTTCCAGTCGAGCGGCCTGCTGGCTCTGATGCTGCATGAGGGTCGCCGCCCGGTTGGCCGCAGCTTCCTCCTTGCGGAACGTCTGAGTATCCTCGCGGGTCAGATCGGCGAGCGCCCCCTGGTTGTAGAGCGCGGCGGCCCTCTCATTGCCCGGAATCTCCAGCCCCGCCAGCGTATGCTTGAGAATCTGGCCCGCAGTGACGGGCTTAGCCGGCTGAGCTGCCAACTCAGTTGGGTTATTCGGGTCAACGGGGCCAGCCTGTTCGGGAACAGCTGCCACTGCCTGCGGAAGAGCTGCTCCCCACTTCTGGCGGGCAGCAGAAACTTGACCAGCCAAATTCTGGGCTTGGGCATTAGCAGCACGCTCAGCTTGACCTGCTTGAAACTGGTCAAATAGACTACCTAGATGCTGCGTCCAAGAAGGCGCAACATAGATACCAGAGACCATCTGCCCCTGGCCTGGACCCTGGTTCTGATTAGCACGCCTACGCAGCAGCTCGGCCATACGGCGCTGGGCTTCCAGACGCTGTGTCTGACTGGCAAAGTCCCCGTAGGGATTTTGCGGTTGATTGGGATCAAATAACTGATTCATTTGAACAGTCCTCCGAGAGCACCCCCGAGGGGGCCTCCCAAGGCAGAACCGGCCAAGCCGAATAGGCCACCCATTAGACCATTGCCGCGAGCTTGACTTGCATTATAATTCGCCAAGTTCGCGCTGTATTGCTGCTGACCAGCCCCTAAGTAGTCTGTGCCCTGAGTACCGCCTGCGCCCATGAACGAACCAAACTGAGGGTTGTTATAGGAGTTCAATTGCATAAGTTGTTGAAGCTCATTCAATGGTTGCTGGCGACCGAGTAGTTGCTCCTGTAGCATTTGTTGACGTTGGCCTGCGTTCAATGCAGCCTGTGCGCCTTGTTCCCCGAACTGCTGGCCACGAAGGGCCATGGCTAGGCGTTGTTGCGCTTCATTCTGCCCAAAGCGCTGCGCTTGTGACTGATTGTAGAAGTTGGCCTGTCCCAAGTCCTGCTGGTAGCGTTGCTGGTTTTGGGCATCCGCCAGCTGGGCCCGCGACATCCCCTGACCGAACAACTGGTTCTGGAGCTGGTTGGCTAGATTGGCACGGGTGACGTCCTGCCCGAACAACTGGTCCTGGTTGGAACTGGCGAGCCCCGCCCGCGACAAGTCTTGTCCGAACAGCTGATTCTGAAGTTGGTTGGCCAAGTTGGCACGAGTGACGTCTTGACCAAACAATTGATTCTGAGACCTATTGGCGAAGTCCGCAGCATTCAGGTTCTGCCCGAAGTTGCTTTGGTTCTGTTGAAGCCCGCGGTTAAATTGATTGCCGTACTCTTGCTGACCGGCAAGCAGGGACCTCAGTTGCGCATCCGTATCAGCCTGATTCTGGCGCATCATAGCCCGCTGGAAGGCGGGGCTGTCTTCAGTCAATCCCTGGTTCTTCAGGCGCTGGATTTCGCTGTCAAGGGCCATTTGCCGCTGCGGAGCGAGCAGGCTATAGGTGGCATCCTGGATCGCCTTCGCATTACCCATCGGGTCCATGTTGAACTGGCCCGCGCCTTGGAGCTGGCCCATAGGGCCGTAGTTCTCCTGGAGCTTACCCGTCGGCCCATAGTTCTCCTGGAGCGTTCCTAGCTGCCCGTAGTTCTCTTGGAACTTACCAGTCGGGCCATAGTCGGCAGCAAGTTGACCCATAGGGCCATACTGGCCCGAGAGTTGGCCCATCTGCCCCGCATTGGCGCCGATGTTCGTATCCACCTGTTGGAGCTTAGACGGGTCAAAGCCACCGTATGCGGGGAGCCCCGACATGTCGAGGGGTTTACCTATGCTTCCAGCTGCCTGACCCATCAAACCAGCGCGCATCTGCTGCTGCTGACCCAACAGGGCCTGATTTTGGGCGCTCAGCTTTTGGACTTGGGTCCAATTGCCTGACGGGTCCTGCGTCCAAGTAGACGTGTTGCCGTAGACATCCGTTTGGTTCGGACGATTGGCTACAGTCTGCTTTTGAGCAGCTTGCGCTTGTGAAGCTGCAGTCTGTTGCGCCAGTTTCGTGTAATCAGGTGCTTTCGGCGGCTTGCTCTTTTTGCCCATGATGGCTCCTATTTCTACTCAGAAATCGGCACTCCCTACGAGCCATGGACATAATCCATAAGGCTCCATCAGGGTGAGCACCATCAATAACTTTCTCTACCTTAAATCCAATATGGGTATTGAACCGGATTGCCTGGGTATTATCTGAGGGCACTAGTCCAATAACTATATTGACTCCCAATATATTGAATGGGTAGTCAAAGACCGCAAACAACATTTCCTTGGAAAACCAGTTTCCTTCGCCTGCTACATGCATCATAACCGATGCGCCATTGTAGCCATCGTACCCTACTACACCGACAATGCGGTCACTACTTCGGCGCCCAATACACATTAGATGATATGTCGGAACCAGGCCGATACGCTGACAAAGCCACGTACCTAGTTCTGCCTGGTTCTTCGTATCAATCATAGCAGTCCCGACCCGACCACGTAACTGTAGTCAGTAGCTACCCAAAGCACATCAACGTTGGTCTGAACCACCATGCCCAGGGAGGCGGTAACACCCATTCCTTGAGCCTGAATCCAAACCTTCTGGATCTGATCACCGCCTCCCCAGACCCCCGAGCCCCAAAGGCCGGTTCCCCATAGGGAGTCGGTCGGGGGAGGGTTGCCGGTCGGAGTAGGCAAGTTAACGGGCTGGAAGTCATATAGTATATTAGTGCCCAGCGTAATGGGGGCAGACACGACCAGGGTCGGTCGGTACATCCCCACTTGCTTCTGGGTCGCCCCTTCGCCAAGGTAGCTGTACGCCTGCTGGGCCGTGGCGACGATCGAGGTGCCGCCCGTGCCGTCTACATCTACACCGTCCTCGTTGCCGTACCAGGCGATGTTAATGTCCCCGTTGTAATCACCAAAGTACGGAGTAGAGCCAAACGTAGCCCAGCACGAAGCGTCGAAACCAGTGAACTGCGTCCAAGAATTGATAATCTGATTAGACGCCAGCTGCGTATTGCCCCCGGCAACTACAGAAGGTACATTAGCCAAGAGCATGTTTATCTTGGGAAAATACTGTAACTCCCAACCCGTCAATTCGCTGTAACTAGAGACTAGCTCAGACATCAAGAACTGAATCTTCTTGGAGGCGAGAACGTCCTCAGCTTGGTTGACCTTGGTGGATGCCAATTGTGCCACCAAAGACACGATACCTTGCTGGGTCAGTATAAGTATGTCCCCGCCCGCCTTGACGAACGAGCGCCGGCCAGATACCGGGGCGCCGATGTTATATACCCCCACCAAGGTCCATTTAGTGTCGTCAGTGGGGTCCGTGCCCCCATAGACCGCAGCCAGTCCAGTGGAGGACACGGCAACCAGGTGATCCTCGGCTCCGTTGCCGTCATCTAGGGTCCACGTGGTCAGGTATTGGAGGTAACCTCCCAGACCAAAGAGGGGACCGAAGTCAAATTTCTGAAAGGTGCCCTGTATAGCATCTGGCGGCAAGAACCACCCATTGGCCGTATTCTTCTCTACCACCCAAAGTCTATGCTGGTGAACTGTGGCTTGTATACAATCCTTGGGGTCTAGGGGGGTCCATTGCCCGGCGCCGCCGCCCAACGTGATTCGTGCCGCACCCGTAGGGCTGTACCGTATACCGTCATCAGCCCCATTTACCGCAATCAAGTGAGCACCAGCGGCGTTAACCAATTGGGTACACTGCCAGTAGTCGTTACTGAGCCCACTGTAGATAGCGGCTCCAACCGGACCTTGGGAAGTTGCGTCAAAGAACTTGCCATTCGCCCAGGCGAACAACTTCTGCGTGCCGTCTGCGCTAGACCAGGGGGCGAGCGACCCCACGGTGCCCCCAAGCTCCGTTGCCCACTTACGGTAGCCCTTACGAACAGCGAGCCCGTAGGGCTGCGGCCACCAATTCTGTAAGATGATGGCATCCGTAGAGGCCATCGCCGCGAGGGAGTCGCGCGCATTGAGACCTCCAATTGGAGCGGGAACGGTTGCTACCTTGTTAGCAGCACGAGAGGGGGGCGGGAAGAACGGCACGCGTCACCCGTATACGTTCCAAGAACCGTCTGGCACCGACCACGGCCCGATGTATTGACTCGTCACCTGCGGGCTGAGGGATAGAATCTTAGCGCCGGTATCCTTGCCCGTCAAGGAATTGTAGACTCGCATAAACTCAGCTTGCACGCCTGTAGCGTTCATCCCCTTCAGCTCATAGAACTTGAACTTAACAAACTTGATAATCAGCCAAGGGTTGTACTGCACCACGTCCCCGCCCGCAACGATCATATCGGCCTCGTTCGAGGTGCCCTCCGCCAATACCCAGTTTTTACTGATGTACTCCATGGACAACTGGAACGGGGAAGGGGAGGACCCAGTGGTGGGGGTCGGGAAGATCAAAAGTTGATTGTCGGAAATGCGAAACCGCAGTCGCGGCAGAGCTGCGACTAAGGCGCCCTTCAACCAGGCCCACTCCTGGGGCGACTTCGGACCAAGCAGAGGCCAGTGGTTGGTTCTGTCCCACTGAGTTTGGTCGGTGAAGTAGTTGTAGTCTGAAGGCAAATCGTATGCGGCCTGGTCGACAACGGTGTCGAATACCCATTCGCGCACGAATTGCTCCCAAGGGTAATAGAGTTGGAGCTCATTACCCGAGGAATTGAGCAAGCTCAGCAATTGGATCGCTTGGACGTCAGAAACCCCCGTCAGCGTCGTAGGCTGCGGTAGCCCCAATTCGCCGGCGATCTGCTTCAGAATGTCTAGCGCGGTCCAATACTGAGCCATGTTTACGCCTTAGTGGTTGCTGCCTTCTTCTGCGAAGCTTCGATCAGATCGCTCATCTGCTTCTGGAGCAAGGCGATCTGCTCGTCCCGCTTTTCCAGCTCAGCCTGGAGCTTCAGGAGCGGGGCAGCATCCTTCGATGCGTCCAGATAGGCCTGGGCGCGCTGCTTGATAGCGTGGTGCCCCATGAACTTCTGGGATACGGCATCGGCCATCGAGACCAACTGCTCGACGGTATGGACGTTGACCGCCTTGAATTCCGCGATCTGGCCAATGCTCAGCCACGGAAGTTGATTGAGCGGAGTACCGCTGCCCGCCGACTGGTCCCGACCGGACTTGTACGCCGCCCACTGTTTGGGGAAACGATGCTGATACTCCTCGGTGGCGTCCCCGACGAAGCTATCGCGGGAGCCAGGAGTGATTATCTTGACCAGATCAATCTCGTCAAAGATCGGACGGCCTGCCTCAACCGACTTGGGCTCGTTCTTGATCGTGTCGCGATAGAAGATAACCATCAATTTCTTGTCCGCCTCGGACTGCTGGTTATCTTCAAAATTCATTGCGAAATCAATTTCTTGGGTGGACATTTCTGTTCCTCAGGAGGGGGCTGCTGTAGTGAAGTAGACCCCGCCTGAGGGGCCTACGCGAATGCTGGAGACATACGGATCGTTGACTCCAGGTACAACATCGATCTGACAGGCAAGGCTGCCGTCAGCGAGGTTGAACGGAAGGCCCTCGTTGTAGAACAAGGAGCCAGATTGAGCAGCCACTACAACCCGACCCACCGCATCAAGGCGCCAACCCCCAATATATTGGTCCGTGCCGGATAGGGCTACCGTAGTGCACATCGCGCCGTTGGCGGAATACCCGATACCCTGATTCCAAGATACCGGGGTTCCTGCCGCCGCAACATGAACCCGCCCGTTGGCGTCGGTCTGGGGTAGCATCTTATCGCTCGATGGCCCACCAGAAGCTGTTGGCAGGGATTACGGTACCACTGGCAAAGTAACTGTCGTAAGCGCCGGTGCCGGAAGCTGCGGTAGCAACTCCCCCAGCGCTGACCGCCACTCGACCATCTGCCGGAACCGTAAGCTGGGCAGTATTACTTACCCAACGCGCGTTCTTCCCAGTAGCCGCTCCGCTGTTGCACGCGCAAAGATACCCGCTGGCAACGGTGTAATCTTCCCCGAGCCAGTTAGTAGCCCAGTAAGTGCCCGCCTGTACGCCAACAAATGGTCCGTCAGCGCCTGGGCCCGGATACGTGGTATCCTGAACGTAGGCGCCAATGGCCGGAATCTTGCTAGTATTAGCAAGACCGATAGCTGCGCAAGAATTTCCTTGGCTCATGCAGATTCTCCTATGGTTAGTCCGCTGCGCGGGCGGGCTCTGAGAAAGGCAGAAACCTTGCCCGCCCGCGCTTTGGATCAGGTGTTATCCATCCGACCTTGGAACTGGAGGCCCGACGAAGTCAGGTTACCAGCCCAAGCCAGAATCTGCACCGCAGCATCTTGGTTAACCGAGTAGCGCTGGCCCGGCGACAGGGGAACCATGTTCCGTTGCGCGTGCGGGCGATAGAACAGGTACTTCGTGTTCAGGAAGTACGCGCTGGTGGCCGGGACGGCGGACGGGGCAGTGCCCGCAGCGCCGGTCGAGGTCCAGTTGATTTGCATACCGCCGTCCAGCACCACGTCAGCGTCCATATACTTGACACTGACGAAGCCCAGCTTGGCGGTCTCAGTGCCCGCGAAACGCTGGATCGCCTGGAGCGAAGCCATGTAGAACGACCAGGTGATGTTATCCACCATGATCAGATCCGGTCGGTCATTGCCACGAACCAGAGTGGACCACATACGATTGAAGTACGTTTGGACGTTCGACGCCGACATAGCCGCGCCGCCGGTGGTGGTGCAGCGGAAGTACTGATTGCGCCAGAACAGCCAGGTGTTACGGTCAATACCACCAACGGTGTTGGTCGGCGTGGTCGAGACTTGCTTCAGCAGACCGTCGATCTGCTTGCCGCCGGCAGCGGTGCCGTCCGAGTACAGACCAGTTGCGATCAAGTTGGCCATCGAGCTTTCGGCCACGTCCAGACGAGAGTCCAGCAGGTCGATGATCTGCTCTTTGCCAGCGTTCTGGAGTTGCTCCAGGCCGCTGATCGTAACAGGGCAAGCAGCTTGCTTGATCGTGTACTCAGCAGCGCTAATGACGTCCTGCGCCGCGATGGGCAGGGTCTCATAGCCCGAGTACCAGCCGGCGTTGCCGTTGGACGCGAAGCTCAGTTCTTGCAGGATCGTGTTACCGCCAGAGAACGTCTTGATGTTCCCACGCTGCTTAAGGCGAGTCAACAGAGCATTGTTGGAGGTGACGTTGTCGGCGATGACGCCAGTACGCGACTGGATGGTAGTAGCGATGATATCGCTGACCGAGGTATTTGGGAATGCCATTTCATGTCCTTCTCAGAGTTTGAGCGTCCAGGCTTTGAGGGCTGACGAATTCACCGATGGTCTGTTAGGTGACTTCGCAAGCTTGTCTGGAGGCAACGGTTGCATATCAGGGTTTCCATTTCCTGACGGCAGTTCCTGACTCTGGCTCACGGGAAACGACGCAGGGCCGAGAATGCGTCTGACGTAGCTAAGCAAGCTCATCGACTTCCTCCAACTGCATCGAATGCCGCCGCGATAGTGGCACGCCGATCATTTGCCGATGATGCTCCAGCGGCTACGGGGGTGGGGGCTCCGCCAACAGACTTGGAAGCTTTCAAGGCTCGCTGAGCTTTGGCGTTGGACGCCTTAGCTGCTGCCTTTCTGGCTTCTTCCTGTTGCTTAGCCGCCATCTGCGCACTAACCTCGGGATTCATCGCAATAGCGCGACTATACGCCTGTTCGAGCGATAAGTAAAGCCCTTTTTTCGCCGCCAGGTCGATAATGTCCCCCATATCTTCCCGCACCGCATCGAAGTAAGGAAACTTAGGGTTGTTCTCCATAGACTGGACCGTCTCAGCGATCTGCTGGTTTTGCGCCTGCTCCCGCAGTTGCTCCTGCTGCCTGACCTGCTGAAGATACTGATTGAACGGAGCCAACCGTTGCTGTAGCATCTGCTCGACGGTGTTGGTTACCGGGTCAAGCGAAGACTGTATGCCCGCAAGCACCCCGTCAAGCTCCTGGACGTCAACGTCGTAGTCCTTGATCAATTTAGCGATTAGCTGCGCCTTCTGGTTCTTCTGTCCAGTGGCCAAGACATAGTCCGCCTTGAGCAATTCCTGGACCGCCGCCAAGGGGTGAGCGTTCAAGGCCTGGAGCCGAGCCTGGAAGGGCTGAATCACTTGATTAAGCTGAGCGACGGTTTGCCGAGCTTGGGCCGTTTCGCTGAGCACTCGGGTGACGTCCTTCTCGCGTCGGACAATCTCCTGTTTAACTTCAGGGTCAATAGAAGCCCACTTGGCCTTTTGCGGAGCGCGCCAAGATGCGGGGGGTCGGTCCGCGGCAACCTGCGCAGGCTCCTGCTCCCCGTCCTTAAGTGTGGCGGTATTATCTTTGACACCGTCCTCGCCACCAGTATTATCCAGTCCCCCTTCAGTCTCGCTGCCCTCATTTTGCCCCTCATCATTGCCCTCCGCAGTCTCTCCGCCTTGGTCAGCGACCGGGGCAGTAGTCGATGCTTGTGACGCAACTTCATTGCTTACCTCCTCGGCTTCGGCAAAGGCAGCTTCAATGGCGGCGCGACGATCGTCAATAACTTCTGGGTCCATGGGTCACCTATAATGGCGGTTAACTTGGTTGATGATCATTTGCTTCCGCTGCTCTGCGGAGGCTCTTTTCTGCTCAGGAGAGCGGGTGTCGCTGTTAGTCATGAGGGGCGGCAACCCCTTAAGGTCAGCGACGGGAACAACATCGTTGCGAAGATTGTGCTCCCGCAAGCCGCGCCTACCAGAGTAGAGCTTGCCATCTACGGGGGACACAAAATCGGGCAGATCGGGAAGGATAGTAGCAAACCCGCTGGAGGTGTCTCTTTCCGGTCTAGTGCCCTTCAGATAGGGCTCCCCACCGTCTGATGGGTACACCCAGGTTTCTCTACTCGCCATTTTTCTTACCCTCCTTGGCCTGTTGAAGACGAATCTCGTGATCCTGTTGACTGAACTCCTGCTTCTGAGCGTGCTGAGCGGCCTGGGATTCCAGGTTCATCTGCTGCTCCATAAGCGCAGTGCGCTCGTTGCGAGCCGCCTCAGCTTCCGCGTATTGCATGTTCATCTGCATTTCGCGCTCTTTCAATTCCAACTCTTTGATCTTGAACTGGAGCTCCATTTGCTTCTTTTGGAGCTCCATGTCGGCAAGTTGCTTCTTGAGGGCCAAATCTTGCTGCTTTGCCTCGGCGTCCATCTGGGCCTTCTGCTGGGCGGTCTGTATCTCCAACTGGGCCTTTGCGGCCTCGGGATCGGGCTTGGGCTGCGTGGGGTTCTTGGTGATGGAGTCAAGTTCTCGGTCAAGCATGGCCTCCAGTTCGCTAGAGTTGCGGAACCCTGCAACGGTCCACTTCAGCATAGCAACCATCAAGGGGGCCATGTCAGGATTGACTTGGAACATCGTAGATGCCTTCTCCAAGTACCCCGACACGGCAGCCAAGAGCTCCACGCGGTCGGCCTTCTCCATGGAGTAGTCGGCCTGGGCGATGGAGTCAGCTGTGACCTGTACCCGCCACTCAAAGCCTGCTGCTGTCTTGAGCATCTCAAGGGCAGGCTGAATGAAGGGTTGGTCGTTGGTCACAGCTTCTATGTTAGACTTGCGAATCAGCACGTCCTCGTCAAAGTGCTTGACCATGATCTCGGCCTTGATCCGCATAATGTCGGATGCAAAGCGGGACACCTCATCTTGGAGCTTCTTGATACGTACAGAGGCGAACTGAGCCTTGATCTGCTGGGCGCCGAGCGTTTCTGACGCTTTGGTGTCCCCGCGCACAATGTCTGCTATACCCGTCAACTCATAAATCTGCCCCTTGATGGCGTCCCGAGCTTGGTTGAGCTTCTCCAAGGCAGCAACTACCACATCCAAGGGGAGCCAATCCACCGCACCCTTGACTCCTCCCTTCTCAGCGAACGCCGCCCAGTTATCGACTGGGATCAGTTGATTGTCAAAGCCCTCTGTAAGCATACGGGAAATGCCCGTTGCCGCCTTGTCGTACACACCCACCACTTTACATGCCTGGACCAGCATGGAAATGCGGTTGTTAACCGTATCCAGCTCCGTGTACTGGTCCTGGATCATGTAGTAATCTGGGCGCGGGGTCGTATTGCTTGTAGAAATGTTCGCAAGCATCGGACGTGGGCAGGGGTAGAACCCCTCCAGGGTGAGAGGATCATCCTCCTCGTCAAGTAAGAACTCCACCCCTCTGGCGAACCAGTACACCTTCTTGGTGGACCCCTCCCAAATCTCGTACACGGTGGCCTTCTTCAGCACCTCGTTCTTGGGGGTGGAGCCAACCACATTCTGACCGTCCCTGAAGTGGTTCGGGTTGTGGTCCAGTGGCACGCTCTCGCCCTTGGAACCAAACCGCTCCACCAACTCCTCGCGGGACATATAGACTTTGCGACCCACCCATCGCTTCTCCTCCCAGGTGCGACAGGGGGACCAGAGGAAGTCCGACCAGAACACGTAATCGACGCATACTTGCTGATCGACAATGCGCTTCAACGGCTCTGCGTCAGCCCCCTCCTCAGCTTCCTCCCCCACCTCCGTGTCTGGTTCGGCCTCAACGTCCTCGATGTCCTCCGTGCTCGTCTTCAGTCGCAACCAAGCCTGCGCACACCCCGATACTAGCCTATCTTGAACGGCGTGGCGCATCGTGGAGTCGAACGTGTCCGACGGGTCATCCAAATCCTGGGTGATGCACCTCTCCAGTATCGTAGCGCCTACGCGCGCGACATCGTCATCGTAATCCTTGAACCTGCGGGTCACAGCGGGCTTCGGGATCTGGCTGTACAGCGCCGACTCCAGAATCTGCGTATTGGCGTAGAAGATGTTAAACCACTTACGGCCGGTGTCCAACGTGTCCCGCTCGTCCAGATACCGCTTCACCACTCGCCTTGCCCGCTCATGGAAGGTGTTGAGCTCCTTCTCCGCCATCTTAATCTCTTCAGCCCACCGCTGAGCAGGGGGGAGAGCGTCCGGGTTCTCAATTGTGGGGCCGTTGGCGCTGGTTTCTAGGGAGGCCATTACATTATTCTCCTGTGCGAGTTACGGGACAAGTTGTCCTCGTAATCATTGAATAGATAGAACAGGTTGTAAGTCGAGTTGCCGTTGGCGTCTTTGCGCTTTGGTGACGTGTCCGCCTCCGTGGTCCCGTACTTCTGGACGGCCACTACACACATATACCCAAAAGAGTCAGCGTAATCTGAGCACCAGTCATGGAGGGGGGTATCGGAGAACACCAACAGGTTCTCGTCCCACTTGCGGCGGTAACCCTTCAGGGCCTCAATGAGATCGTCCCCCACATCGGCGTCAATGTGGATGCGGGGGAACAGTTTACGGGCGGCAGAAATGCGGTCGCGCACCTTGTGATTGGGCACGATTTGGGGCCGAATGTCGTTTTCCAGGAACTGCTCCACGATCGAGCGCCCAGTTTGCAGATTCTTGGCTCGCGCGTCATGGGGGAGCCACACGTCCCCCAGTTCTCCTTGGGTCGTGAACTGCGAAATCCGCTCAATATGGTGGAAAATGTCCTTGCCCTGCGTGGCCTCGACGTTGACAATACGAATTGTGCCGTCATTGGCCTCTTGCCACCAGATCGCCACAGTCGAGTCCGTGAATCCGAGGTCAAACACCACGTGGGTGGGCAAATTCGGATCGTACAGCGAGTTAGCAGAGGCCCGCTTGTCGTAAAACAGCGTGTTCACCTCCTCCGCGTAGATGGCCCCCTTCAGGGCCGCATCGAAGGAGCACTCGTACTCCTGCGCGAACTCCTCTGGGTCCATGTCCTTTCGTAGATCTACCAGCTCCTCTGCGGATATGATGCCCGATTCTGAGGCTTTGAGCGTCAGGGCGAACCAATCTTTGTCTGTCTCAGCTTGGCGGTGGGTCCTGTAAAACAGGTTCTTGCCTCGTGGGGTGGAGGCAAATACCCACCATCCGTTGCGATCGGACAGGGCAGGGCGTATGACGGCCGTGAAAACTGACGGTCTCCACAGGGCATACTCGTCTCCCACCCCGCCATCGAGGTACATGCCCCGCAGGGAGTCTGGGTTGTCCGCTCCCAGACAGTAAATTGTCCTGTCACCGTGGAGCGTGACCTTGAGTTCTGACTCCGAGGGGGGTTTGGACCAGTACTTCTCACTGTAGTCCTTGAGGTACATCCACGCAATGCGTTTCGCTTGTGTGAATGTCGGGCCCACATAAGCCAGCTGGGGCTTGCGGAGGGGGCATTGGAGCGCCCCGACAATGACGTCATTGACGAGGGCGACAGTTTTCCCTGCTCTGCGGTGCGTGTTGAGGGAGGCCCAACGTTGGCGCCGGTTGTGGAACGCGAGAAACTGCTCGCGGGGGGCGTACTCAATGTTCTGGGCCACGGTCGGGGGCCTCATTTTCAATGGTGAGGGCGTCGCTGACGGGGGAGGGGGAGGGGGGCCTGTTCTGGTAGCTCAGGCGATCTGCCGAGGCCCAGGAAATGGTGACGTTAATGTCGCGCTTCTCTGTTATCTCAGCGGTGGAGGGGACCAGTTTGCTGTAGAGCGTGTAGAATTTCGTGGGGTTTTGGTCGGCCCATAGCGCCAGTCGGGGGACGCCCCCAATCATGTCAAAGGCCTGCTGGAATGCCTTCGCTGCCTTGGAGTCCTTCAGGACAGGGGGGAGGGATGAGCCTATCAGCCCGCGCTCCAGCAGCCGTGTCAGTTCGGGGGACATCTCCAAATTCAGGCCGTGGAGGACTCCGGTGGGGTCACTCTCTATCTCGGTCAATAGGTTTTGGAGGGCAGGATCACGCTCGGGTTTGGGGAGGGGGGAGCTCATGACACGGGATTATAGGGCGGATTTTCGGCCAGGGGAAGCCCCTGCACCTGGTTTTTTGTGTGGAATTTCGTTGCATATAGTGTCCCCTCGCGCGGGGGCGCGTGATTTCTGAAGTGCGATGTGTCTAAGGTGCCATGTGTGTCAAAAGGTGTGGGTAGCTGCGAAACCAGACGGGCCATCCCTTACCCCACCCCCGCCCCGCCTCATTCCAAGCCACATTAACACGAGCACAGCACACATCAACAAAAATGCGCAAAGCAAAGCACCCACTGGGGGTGCTTGCTTGGTGATGCGTTGGTGCTATGCTGCTGCTAGCACCCACCACACGAGGATGCCGATGGGGCCCATGGTGCTGACGCAGGCGATGAGGATGAGGATGCTAGCCATAGTGGTAGCCTATGGGGGCTTGCGCCCCCATAGCCTGCTTACGCTGCGGCCGCTTCGCGCTTGGCCTTGCGACCCTTGGCCTTGGGGGCTTCGGTCGCGTCCGGGGCCGGGCCGGTGCCTGCGACGACGCTGAAGAGGTTGAGCGTTGCCGCCGGGTTGGCCTTGAGCTCGGCGTGAGCTTCGGCGGTGAGCTCGATCCAATGCTGGAAGTCGCCTTGGATGAAGTAAGCGTAGAAACGCGGAACTGCGCCCTTGCCCTGACCGCTGGTGAGCCGGCCCTGATACGCGACTTCGTTGAACACGACCTTGATCGGATCGCGCTGGGTCTTCGGCTTGACCTGGTACGAGTAGGGGGAAAGCGTACCGATGGTGCCGAGATTCGACGTGACTTGTTGCTTGATCATTTCATTCTCCACTTGACTTCGGGGAATCGCCCGACCGATACATCTACTATATCGTGCGAACCTTACGTGAAACTTACGGCCACGATGCTTTCGGATGTGTTACGTTTGGTTACGTTTGCGGTAGCATAAGATGCGCGCGATCGTGCGCGTATACCCCTGAAACCTTACGCAGAGCTTACGTCAGAGTGATTCACTCGGGTATGCTTGCGACAGGGGAGCAACAGCACACAGGCATGCCAAGTAAAACAAGTAAGTCATCGCTCCTGAGAGTTCACATCAGTGGAAACCCTGGGAAATCTATGAGATTTTGTGGATTTCCGGTTCCCGGTTCCCCGGTTCCTGGGGGGGTCTAAGTCGCTTAAGGCTGAGAGTCGGGAGAGGGGGCGCTCGATAGACTTTAACCCAGGAACCCCAGGAACCCAGTAACCTGGCTATGTAAGTCGTTGATTTATAAGGCTTTTTTCGGTTCCTTGGTCCGGGAACCCACACGCTGCCCCCGGAACCCCCTGCGGGCCATCACACCGGCCCAATTCTCAACGCATCTTAGCTGTACTTCGCGTCCGGGAGAACCAAGCCTTTCCACGTCACGTATGCGGTTGACGCCCTGCGTTCGGCCGCAACGCAATCCTCGCCTGAGAGCACGAACCGCTCACCATCTGAGCCCGCATTCATTAAATGCCACTGATCCGATGCCGGGGGCTTATGGCGAGGCAACCGACCACTTCTATCAATAACAACGCACTTCTGAGTCTTGCCGCCCTTCATCTTGTACGTATGAGCCAGCGTCTGACCTCCCTCACTCTTCAGCTTGGCGATGAAGTTCGCCCAGACCGGGGCATCCTTCTTACGCAACTCAGGGATAAGCACCCAAAGCCCTGCTTCGTCCTCACCGAACGCCTCCCAGAGTCCGTCCACCACATCGCTGCTCTTGGACCGTGACGCCTCCACCATTTCCATCATGGCCTCGGTCACCACAACCCGAGCGCAGGGGTCCCACCCCGTGAGGTCCACCTTATCCAAGTACCACCGAAGCATCCTGAGGCCATCCGCTGACTTCAGTGTCTTGGCCACGACGTCAGAAACCCACGGACCCCACTCCCCCAGGCTGAACGCCTTGGTCATGTTCGGCACGACCACGAGGAAGCGCCTGTTCTCGGCGTCGAGCCTGATAGGGGCCACCGAGTTCGAGGTCAGGAACACACGGGCGAAGTTATCAACGACGATGGGGTCAAAGTTCTTCTTCTCAATGACCACCGTGTCCGCCGTGACCAAGTCCTTGAGCTTCGACTCGTGGCCAGAGAACTTCCCCTCAGCCTCGTCCATCTGGAGGAATATCTTGCGGGCTAGGGGAGCATTAAAGTTCTTCATCGCCCGGTCTAGCTCAATAGCCACCGAGGACTCCACGCCGACCATCCCACGGATGATCTCCCCCAGAAGACTCTTCCCCACGCCATTCAGTGGACTCGCCAAGATCACCGCCAAGGTTGTCTTCTCCCCTGGCTTCTGGAACATATGAGCTAACCACTTCTCAAAGTACCAGTCGTGGTCCCCAAACAGGCCCTTGATGAACTTCTTCCAGACCTTGACCACATTATTGTACTTGTCCCCCTCCCCTGCCCCGACAGAGCCCTCAACAGCAAACCCCCGCCACTCGTTGTATATCCTGGCCTCAGGATCGAAGCCCATCGGGAAGTGGGGCCAGAACACCTTACGATCAATCTCAGGCCGATCCCGAGCCTCAACAAACTCCTTGGCCACGTAGACCTTGATCGGAGCCCCTTGCGCCCGCTCCTGGAGGCGAACCCGCTTCACCTCCAGCTCATTGACGAAGGCCCCTGTCTTATACACATTTCCATTTTGTGTGTTGACAATATGGGGCCCCTCACCAGTGTAGTACGCATACGTACTTCTAAGCACCGCCATATCTTGGCAGTTCACCGCTATCGTCGCAGTGGCCAGAAGCTCAGCTGGTGTCCCTCCTGCGAACAGGAAGTCATCCAGCCCCATCTTACAGTTGCTGTCTCCCTCCCGAGCAATCTTGAAGGTTGCCGTCCGTGCGATATGGACCAGCCGAGGGTCGCCCCCTGCGATAGCCAGCTTCGAGGCCAACCGCATCGCGGCTTGGGCAACTTCCACTTTGAGGGTTGTCTCCGAGTCACTCTCAGAGTCTGCGTCGAAGGCAATGATGTACTGCCTTCCCAGATGGGCAAACTCACTGAGTGGGTAGGGGAACGGCTCACCGTTCTTTCCAAACGCCTGTACGCCTGTAAGGCCAATACAGATCGTTCCCACCTTACACATTGAGTATGCCTTGAACTCCCCTTCCGTGATCATGACAGGGATGTTCGGGTTAGCGGCAACTTCGGTCCAGTCCAACCCGTCGAGCCGGGGCAAGTACACGAACGTGCTCGATCCCTTGGGACTGAGGTACTTCGCATCCTTGATAGGCTTGCCGTTCCGCCCAATCGTGCCTTTGGGGGTGGGGGCCCATCCAGACGGTCGCTGGATGCGGTATCGCACGAAGTCTATGTTACCAATCTTGGGGTCTTTGATGGTGTTGCCAGTAAGGTCATAGTAGGGCAACCGCTCCAGGTGCTCGATAGGTCCACCAGGAACCCAGCCCAGGTCGCCCTCCGCATTAGTTGGACTGGTAATGGCCAGACCCATGAGGGCACCTTCAGCAGCTGTTAAGTGTCGCTTCTCCAGAAGGGCAGAAAGTGGATTAATGTTCGTTGGAAATGTTGCCACTGATTCTCCTGGTGGTTTTTGATCGCGAGGGGGGAGCGGGTAGTCTACGCCGATCCCCCCTCCAAGGAAAGGGCTACAGTATGGCCCCCAAGAGATACCACTTTACTGCAGGCTATGATCGTAGTATACGCGCGCCCGCACCCGCGCGCAACTTCGTAGGCTACCCCCACGCTACATACGAAACACTTCCCTGCACAGTCTTCTGTAGCTTATACTATCGTTACCGTGTCGGCGGTTCCCGACAGTCACCGGAGCCTCAGGCTACTGATATGACCACTACCAATATCCTCGAAACCATGAACGAGCGTAGCAAGTTCACCATCAACCGTATCCGCACCAATACTGCGTACCTCAAGACCGCTCCGGTCAAGCGTATCCTGGATACGATCGGTCACCTAGTGGACAAGTACCAGATGGAGTGCTACTCCGAAGTCGGCGCCTACTCATCGTGCATCTACCTGACGATGAAAGGGCTCACCGGCCTGAAGGACCAGAACCTGGCCGACATGCTGGAAGCACTGGTCTACTCCAACCCGACCGCGAGCAGGACCAACGACTACCCGGACAGCTACTCCCGGATGTTCTCGTTCACCTGGGATGGTCCGACCGACTATGAGACCGGGTACAAACCCACTCTGTCCGTGTCGGTTACGGCCAACTTCAAGGAGGACAGCGACACTTGCCGCCGCGTCGTGGTCGGCTACCGTGAGCCCTCCAAGGAGCCGACCCCCATCTACGAGCTCCAGTGCCGCGGGCGCGGTTGCCGATGCGCGACGCGATTGACTATGTCCATTCCGCTATCTATTGCACGATCAAGGCCATGAAGTTCTCGACCGGCGCCCAGGTGTGCGGGGGCCCGATCGAGATCGCCGTAATCACCTCCGACAGAAAGTTCCGATGGGTCAGGCACAAGCCCTGGGACGCAGCGATCGAAGACGGAGACTTCTCATGACCAAGGCGAATCTTAGGAAGACCCTCGACCAGCGAACGCTTAAGGAAGTGGTCACCAGCATGGAGGCCAACCTGGCCCGCAGCGGCAGCTACCTGCTCGCCGACGTGCGCCGACTGATCGGCGATCCGACCAAGGGCACCGGGATCTCCATACCGCTGCCGCCCGCACACCGAAAGAAGCGCTGATTCGTTGCTACAAGCGCGTGCAGCTCGGATGAGGGCGACTCCATCGACCTCAACGATCCTAAGCTCATCAGCGAGTAGGACATGAACACCCTTCTCAAGTTCCTCGCTGCCCTAGCGATACTGGGCTTCATCGGGGGGGTACTGGTCCCCCTGTCCTTGTACCTTTGGAACGTGCCGTTCCGCTTCTGGTTCCACTAACATGCGCGAACTCAAATCCCACACATCAGTGTACGACCTCAAGCGTACCTCGGCCTTCAGTGGCCCCCATCGTCGCCCCCGCTCTGAGCGGTGGGCGTCATCCATCCTGGCCATTATCATCGGCCTGTCCTTCGCCATCATCCTTTTCATGGAGCTCAGCAAATGAACAAGACCCAACGTAAGACGGGAGACAAAACGTAACCACAATCGAAACAGCTAGACTAGTGCCGCTAACACGGTATAATCTCTACCACGACCCATGTTTTGGGTCGTGTTCCCAACCCAACCTGAGAGTTAATCATGACTGAAGAAGTTCAGACCCAAGAAGCCCAAGCCCAAGCCGAAGCCCCCGCCAAGGTCAGCAACCTGCCGAAGCGTGTCGCTGCCGTTCTCACCCTCAAGTCGGATGCCGGCGAGTGGAAGGTGGCCAAGTATCCGATGCCCGTCAAGGCCCCCCGTTTCGAGCTGTCGATCAACGGTGAGATGGTCCAAGCCGCCGCGACCGCGTTCAAGGACAAGCACTACACGTACTTCCAGTACAACGGTGTGGACTTCTACGTGGCGGGCCAGCTGAGCCAAGAGCCGAACTACATCTTCCAGTTCCCGGAGGGTTATGAGTTCAAGCCGCTGAAGATGGACCGCCAGGCCCAGGCCAACGCTGCCGCCGCGAAGGCGAAGGCGAAGAAGGCGGCGACCCCCGGCGCGGAACAGGCCTCTGGCAGCGAGGAATCGGCCCCTGCAGCCTCCGAAACGGCGTCGGAGGGCTCGGGTAGCTCGGCGGTTTCCGACGCGCCTACGGCCCCGGAATCCGAGGCTCCCAAGAAGGGCAAGAAGGCCAGCCGCTGACCAGCCGAAAGTTCCCCCCTTGGGGGGATGAATCCGGCTAGAATAGGGGGCGGGGCGGTAGAGCACAAGCCAGAGGCGACAGATGTTATATCGAGGCCAGCAACTCAAAGCGCTCAAGACACCACCCCGCCCTCACTACTTCCACAAAAGCAACTATGTCTACCCTGTCCGAGCTATTGTCCGTGCGTAAGCAGCGCCTCAGCCTGCAACGTGAAGCCGACCTTCTGGAGCAGAAGGAAAAGCAGCTTCAGAGCGATCTGGTCAACTACATGATCGGCAAGAACCTCGACGCCTTCACCGACGGTGAAGATCAGGTGGTGCTCATCACCACCCAGGAGCCCGTCGCCACCGACTGGCCCGCTCTGCTCGACTACATCCGTGAGAACGACTCTTTGGACATCCTCCAGAAGCGGCTCACACCCTCCGCCATCAAGGCCCGCTGGGCGGAGAAGATCGCCATCCCAGGCGTCCAAGCGGCCGACAAGCACACCCTGAAGTTCAACATCTGAAAGTCTACAATGGCCACGAAACCCGAAGCACACAAGACCCCCGCCGCCGAGCCCGGCACCGCCGTCGCGGCTCCCCGCCCCACCGCCGTCGCGATGCCGGTCAACTGGCGGGATCGCATGAAGCAAGTCGCCGTCAAGACGGCAGAGGCCGAAGCCCCATCCGGTGGGTTCATCAGCTTCAAGTCCGGTCGCCTCAGCATCGGGGACAACCTCATGCCCGGCGACAAGATCGAATGTGTCCTCGTGGACTACCTGATCCACAACAAGTACTTCGACACGCCGTACAACGCGAACAAGCCCAGCCCTCCGGCTTGCTACGCTTTCGGGCGTGAAGAAGAGAGCATGGAGCCCAGCGAGGGCGACGGCAACGAGAACCCTGGGGCGGAAGACCCCCAGGCCGACTACTGCTCCGAGTGCCCCCAGAACGAGTGGGGATCAGCTGGGGGCGGCTCCAAGGGCAAGGCCTGTACGAACAGCCGTCGCCTCTGGCTGCTCCCGGCCTCCGTGGTGAACTCCCCCGACAAGGTCCGCGTCACTGACTTTATCCAGTGCGACCTCCCGGTCACCAGTATCAAGAACTTCAGCAAGTTCGCCAATGACTGCGCGGCCAGCGGTAACGCCATGTTCCAGTTCGTCGTGGAAATGTCGGTGAAACCCCACCCCACGTCACTGTTCCAAGTCCACTTCAAGGCGATGGAGCAGATCAAAGACGAGGCCATCTTGGAGCAGTTGGCGACCCGCAACTGGAAGCACGAGCAGGAGCCCTTCCCGGTGTACCCGACCAAGGCGGAAATGGCCGAGCGCGCCGCAGGAGGTTCGAACAAGTATTGAACCCTCTCTCAACCTTCTTCCCACGAATATACGGGGAACTGTTGAGGGTTGACCTGGGCATGTCTAGAAAAGGCCCACAACCATTCTTTTATCTAGGACATCATGGAAACTTTCATCCAACCGAAGATCACTGGATACCGTCAACTGACGGAGGCAGAGGTTGCCCTCATGAACGAGGGCAAGGCCTTGGCCGAAGCCTGTGGCGCATACGTTAAGCGGTTGCACCAACACGACGGAACCGTGCGCGATGGGGCAACCCCGGATGAGATCAAGGCGGTGCTAGCCCTCGACCAACGCTGGATCAGCGTCGGGTCTACGCAACTCCAGCAAGGATTCATGGCCATCATTCGCGGGATCGCCCAACCCACCACGTTTTGATCGCAGTAGGGGCGCAAGCCCCAGGATTAGCGGTGGGTGCCTGGCCACAAAACTACCGCAGCTAGTGTTTGGGTCAAGTACCAAGATGGTCCCTCCGCCTGGATGAACTAGCCGCCTGGCCCCCGTCAACGGGCCGTTTTTCAATTCTGGAGTGTATAATGGGCGAAGTAGTAATCAAGGACGGGGGTGAGATGCCCCGCAAGTACGCCAAGAAGGTGCTAACCGTGGACGCGCTTCAGTATCCCGGCGAGCTCACTCAGAATTTCCGTGCGTTCCTGCAGCAGGACCTGTTCGTAAATGACAGTGGCATTAACATCGTATGTACGGGAGGGCTGACACGGCCTGTGAAGGGCGACTGGGTGGTCAGAGACGAGAACGGGGTTGTGTCTGTCCTCCACCCCAACACGTTCAAGGATCGCTATGCGGAGATTGTCGAATGAGCAAGCTAGTGGATATTGACAGTATCAAAGCCGAGATCAAGGAGTTGGAAGACGCCATAGCTAATCGCAAGAAATTGCTCTCCAGTATTTGCGAGGTACTGGGTCACGATCTGCGCGGCGACGGTCACGATTCCCACTACTCATATGAGAAGTGCTATACCTGCGACCGCGTGGAGAAGGCATGAGCGATCCCGTCACGCTAGACTTTGAGACAGAAGCTATTGAGGACGGGACAGGGGTTCCCCCCAAGCCGGTGGGATTAGCCTTCTGGATACCTGGGGAGGAACCCAAGTACATGTCGTGGGGGCACCCTGATGGGAACAATTGCCAGGAGTACGAGGCCAAGAATGAGGCATATCGTCTTTGGAACAAGGGAGTCCTCTTCCACCACGGAAAGTTTGACATCGGTGTGGCCCGAGAGCACTGGGACTTCGGCATCCCAGAGAAGTGGGACGACACGATGTACCAAATCTACCTCCACAATCCTCTCGCCAAGACTGTCTCCCTTAAGCCAAGCGCTCAAACCCTGTTGGGGATGGCTCCGGATGAGCAGGACGCCGTTGCTGATTACGTGCTTGCGGCGGGCTACACTAAGGCACGCTCGAAGGCTGGGGCTTACATATGCAAGGTCCCAGCTCAGATTGTGGGTCCATACGCTATCGGTGACGTCGTTCGCACCCGTGGACTCCACGATCTTCTCTACACCGAGATTCAAGAGAAGCTGTGGGAGAGTGCGTACCAACGTGAAATCCAGCTGGCACCTATCCTCATGGACATGGAGCGGCGAGGCGTCAGAATTGACCGGACCAAGCTCTGGTTCGACATCCAACTCTATGAGGTGTTCTTCGATCAAGTAACGGAGTTCATACATAAGCGGATTGGGTCTGTCTTCAACGTAGACTCAGGCACGGAGTTAGCCAGGGCACTGATCAACTCCCCCCTAGTCGACAAGACACGGCTCGGTCGGACCCCGACAGGGCGAATCTCCACGGCGCGCTCAAGCCTA